ACGTGGCGAAGATCGGACCGCCATCCGAGCGGACGGACGAGGTGATATAGTCTTTGGTCGCTTCATCCCAGAAGGCCCAGTAATTCGTATCGTCGACATCCACGATCTTCGGAGGGTGGTCCGCCAGAGATTTCGCACGCGCGGCCTGCTGGTCGGCGTTGGTGGACGCGGTGTCGGCTTTAACGACGACCTCCGCCACGACAGCGGTCACAAGCTCTCCGTCAGAATAGATATTGCCTTCCTCGTCGGCCGATATTTTGGGAGTTTCGCCCTTGATCCCCGAAAATTTAAGAGCTATAGTTCGTTTTTCGGGGGTGCCTCCAAGTTGAACTTCTACGTTTGGTGCGCCGGTTGTATTATTAACTGAAGCGGTTATGTTTTCTATTTGTCCGGCGTCTCCTGGCTCGCCTTTGAGTGTGGCAATGATCGTATTGATCTGCTCAATGGGCAGTTCTTCCGATGTTCCACTCCACAACTCAATGCTGGTGCATCCCGGCGTTGTGATATTCATTTCACCGTCGGGGAATAGACTGTCAGGGACATCTCGCTTCATCTGGTAGCACAGGATGCCGGGCGCAAGATGGTGCCTATCCACAAGCACCAGAATGGAATTATCTTCAAGCGGCACGCACCGCCTGTAAACTGACCCGTCAAACGAGGCCACATAAGTATTATACGCCGGGGTGTCCGGTGTCTTTAGCTCGATGTGCCAAGGATAATCCGGGAGTTTGCCGTCTGGAAATGAAAACACCACTCGGAAATCACTGGCATAATTGACGTGGCGAATATTGTCGTCAGCCATATTATTCCTCTTTGCGATTGAAAGATACTATCTCGTACTCGTCGTAATCCTTTGCAAGGACTTCGAAATCGTCTCGGTGCTTCAGGTCTTGCGAGATATACCATTCAGCGGCCGGAGCTGTGATATTGTCGGCGGTATATACTTTGCCTTTATATCTGAAAGCGACACCCCTCTTAAGAATGTATCCGCCGTTTTCCTGCTTATCCATAGTCCGTAAAATTAGTATTGCCGCATCGTGATGACAGTTCGGGCACCGGGCGTTGAATGATGCGGTGAAATCCTTGCCCGTGACCTGCTTCCAATCTGCCCTGATAACAGACTTGTCGACATCGGATAGAGAGGGGGCCGAAACCCTCTCTCTATACCATTCCTGCGTCTGCATGATTAGGCCGCTGCCGAACACAGCGATTCGAGCGCCGCCTTCGTCGTTGCGTAGTCCGTCTTGTAGAAGAACAGATTAGGAGTAGGGGCCCCGGTTTCGGTGATATTGCCGGTCCATCCGCCGACATCTCCGCTCTTGTCCATATTCAGATCTACGCCAGTCGCGCCCTGCTCCCAGCCGATGACGCCGAACGCCTGTTTGCCCGCGTCGCCTTTCTCCATGTTCTCGTAGATGCAGACATATTTGTCCTGCTTCAATCCGAGAACTGCGGCGGCATTCTCCGGGCTGTCAGCCAAAAGGGTAACGGGGAGAACCTTGTCCCATGCGGCGTCGATGCTCGGGTTTTGGTCTGTGATGGTGATCGCCGGGGTTTCATTCGATGGGTTACGGACCTTGTAACCCCGCTTGCCGGCCAGGGCCACCAAGTTGGTAACCACGAAGCCTTCGCGCGTGGATTTGTCCCAGTCGATAGCATCCCGGGAGATGAAATAGAAAAACTTTTCCACGCCTTTTGCGTGGGGCTCGTTGCAATCATTGAGAATGTCTCGCCCGAGCGTAGTGGTACATGCCTGTACTGCCATTAGTTTGATGTGTTAAGTTAGACAAAGCACTCGCGCTTATGGCAGATTCGGCCACTACAGGGTGGTGATATGTAGGTGTTATTTCGTACATGATTCCGCGGCTTATATCTTCATAAGCGTTCGTGACAAAGGTGTAAACCTTCGGCACGTTGTGCAATAATTATTTGTATTTTTTTCGCCCCAATTTTCCGAGGCTGTTTTGAACCTTGACCCGCTTCTGCCCTTTGTTGATGTCAACCACCGAAACAATGGGCGCCGGCATATTCATCAGGGCCCGTTCCATCATGCGCTCCATCCCCTTCATTCCGTCGTTGCGCTGGGGAAGATTCGATACTTGGATGGCGTTTCCGCCGCTTGCCACGTTCATGGCCGAGAGCATTGCGCCCCAGTCGTTGACAGCCTGGGCCGTCATCACGGCTTCGCCGTTGGATAACATTGCGGGGATGCTGTCCGAAGTTCCGGAGCCCGGCCCTGTGACAAGACCGCCGGAGGCGTATTTAGGCGTTTGTGCCGAATCCGTAGCTTGTGTAGCCTGTGCAATGGCCGCAACTACCGCAGCAATACTGCTTGCAATCTGTACGGGGAGCAACCACGGAATAGAATATTTAGCGGCATTGGCGACAGCTCCCGCAATAGCTTGTGCCTGCTGTAATGTAACCTCGAATATGGCCAATGCTTTCGAAAACTCGGCATAACGCTCTCCTTCTCCGCCCAGCGCATCAAACATTGCAGAAAAGCCTCCGGCTACCTGCGCGGCAGCCCCCAAGGCTTGATGGGTGGTTTTAAGCTGAATGTCAGCGATATTTTGTTCTGCCTGCTGTACGCCCTTTCGGGCGGCGATCCGTCTGGCTTGTATTTCTTCGTCAGTATAACCCGCGGCCCGATACGCATCCTCCAGTTTGTTGATTTGCACAATCTGCTCTTTGTATATTTCCAACATCTCACGAGCTGCACCCAGATCACCGCCCTCTATTTGGGCTTCATTGATGCGGTTCCTAAATTTCAGTTCTTGGTCTTGCACTTGTTTTTTGAAGCTATCAGCTATGCTTTTGTCTGCTTCCTTCATAGCTTTCTCTATATCCAGCTCCATTTTGGCGACCTCCCGACCTAATGCCGTTCTCCAATCGGATATAGTTTTGGTGTATTTCTGGAGATTCTTTCCCTGCATTTTTGCTTGTAATTCTTCAAGGGATATTATTTTATTTGATGACTTGATCACCTCTTTTTGTGTATTTTGGAAGACCAGAAGATTATCGGTAGCAACTTTAACAAGCTTGCTGTTTGCTGCATTGAGGTTGTTAATGTATTCTTGGTAACTATTGCTATTGTCACGAACTTCGTTATATAAATCTTCGTTCATTTTCTTTAACTCGGAATCTACCTCCTTCCGTAGCGCGTATGCCGCTTTGGCGTATCCTTCGAGCATTTTATCATCGGCGCCCTCGGCTTTAAGTCTATTATAGTCAGCCATTACGCGGGTCAAATTTTGATACGCCTGGATCTGCTCTATGGTATTCTTTTTCTCCAGGTTAGTCACGATTTGGTTTTGCGCGGCCTCTGCTTGCGCTTTTGCCATGATATTTCGGACGAGCATTTCGTAGGTTTCGCTCAATTCTCCGGCTAATATCTTCTCTTGCGACATGTTCCCGAAATAGGCCGGGTATTGTTTTTGCAACTCTTTTACAGCATTTAGCCTGTCTTTGTAGGCCAATGCTGTATTTTGGGTTGCATTGTAGAGTATTTGTAAGTTTACCACCTCTGCCTGAGCCGCATTTCTACCTTCCAGCTGGGCCGTATTTAATTGCTTTTGCGCATATTCGGCCGCTGTGATAGCTTCTTTAGCTGTAAACAATCCCTTTACCCACGTTCCAATCTCTTTACCGTAGGCTGTCAGCAGAGTAATGCCCACGACCAAAGCCGTCTGCCAGGAAAAGATGGACGAAATAACCTGCCGGAACACCGGAATAGTCGCTTTCCCCTCGGCTCGCAACGCTTTGTTGGCCATCCTTGCCCGGGTCAGTTCATCGGCAAGCATCGGCAGGTTATTGGAAATCGCCAGAAAAAACTGCTGGGCGGATATCGTGAGCGACGGAAATTCCCGGGCGAGTTGCTGTACTTGGAATGCAAGCGGAGTAAAACCTTTTGCCGCACTCGCATAGTTACCGACATTATCTCGAAAGTTTAGCAACGATGCGTTAGCCTCATTTAATTCGGTTTGCATCTCCCGGATTTTTGCGCTTAATTCTCCTCCGATTTTCGCATTGTTCCGTTCCTCTCGGCCCAATTTATTGTATTGAGCTGTTAATTTCTGAATACCGGCTCGTAAATTTTCGACGCTGCCATTCAGTTTAACCTCTTCGCGGATATTGGCTTGAATCTCTCGGGTATAGGCCGACATCTCGGTACGCAACGCTTTGATAATCTGCGCTTGCTTGGCAACACCCTCGGAATCTCCTGCTTCCTTGAACTTTTGCAGTTTGGCTTTTGCTGTGTCAATAGCTGTCGAGGCGGCCTCCCACCCTTTAATTAAATCCGAGTATCTGAACTGGATATTAATAATCTTGTCGATAGTGTCCTGTGCCATATTTCTTCATATGGGTTAAATGGTTAATAAATTAAGCCGACTTTGCTTTCTGGGATACTGCCACCTGCCGGCGCACGGCGTCGTTCTCCTGAATTCCCAGAATGACAGGGTTGTAATTAATTTCCTCGGTTCCGGCGTTTTTGGGGGCGGAGATAGACAGATACAGATCGCCGTCCTCCTCGTACAGATCGACATAAAGGCGGGAATCGTAATCGACGATATAGGGCGTTCCGTTCGATGTTATGACATACGCTGTGCCGTTAATGCCGTCCGCTTCTGCAACCCATTGGCTGTCTTCATTCTTGCCGTCCAAGCGCAGATAATACGTTGCTGCCACCACTCCGTCCACTTTCAGTTTCAGCAGTTGGCAGTCGCAGATGTCGTTTTCGCCTGTTTCTACCGAATATATGGCGAATATCTGCCCGAATTGGGCTATATACACCGGCTTCGTGTAGTCGAGGTTGTAGAGATCGAGAGCCGTGAGTTTTGCCCGAATGGTGATGATCCGCAGACGGTCCACGACTTTCTGGTAGGAAGCGTATCGGGTCTTTACAATGCCTTCCTCGCCGCCGAACTTCATCCACGGATCGAATACGCCAATACATCGGGCAATGCCCGACATAAACGCTCCCCGCCCCGATAATATCCGTGGCGAGCACTCCGAATAATTGGCGCCGCCTTTTCCGTTATCCTCATAGATCGGCACAACGGCGCAATTTACCCCGTCCGTCGTTGCATTCTCCGACGCCGAGAAAGGCAGCGACACCAGCTCCGTTTCTTTCTCGATGTTTTCGTTGCGGATCGTGATGGTGCCGTGCGTGTCAGCCTTTACATCGTCGTCGTTGTCGTAGTCGAGGATGTTGCTTTGCGCGAGGTCGTCGATGGTGAACATCGAGGCGTCTGGCATATCGACTCGGTGCAGGTCATTCAGGATAACCCGGTCGCTCCAGTCGATGATGTCGTTGTTCTGGACATTGGCAATTATATCGTCGATGCTTATCAGCTTGATCGTGTTCGGGCTATTCTTGTCCGCATAGGCGAATAGGCCGTTCATGGACATCAGGGCGAGGATAAAATCGCCCTGGGAAATGTCGGGGAGATTGGGGGCGACATAAAAAGCATTCGGATAGCTAATTTCGAAGTTGTCAAAGTCGCCGAAAACTAAAACGTCGCCCACAAGATACTCATCGGGCAAGACGTCTGTTGATTCGAAGTTGACATTAAACCCTGTATATTGGGATGCGCCATTTATGTTAAGTACTAAAGCACTAAACCATACTTTGCCATTTTTAGTATTATACGGGGACGTTTCCTTATATAATACGTCCCGCTCTCCCGTATAACGAACGCCATATATAGACATGGTTGCAGTACCATCTTTCTCTTTACCATAACTCGGCCAATTAAATTTAACATAAAACTTATCGGCATCCGAAGAAGAAATTGATATTTTGATAGCTGTTGCTCCATTGTTCTTAAACCCCATAGTGCCGGATGGGAACCCAACGATACCAGCTTGGTCATGTCCATTAAAATACAAATTCATGGATATGGGGCTTTCTTCATTTGATTTGTACGCATAGTTATGTTCATAGTCTGCATTTTTTGATACAAGCGGAATAATAGGCCCAAGATTCTTGCTGTACGCCAGCCGCTCCTTGCCGTCGATAGTGATCCCGTTATACTTTTCGATAGCCGAAAGAATTGTTTTCACCTGCACGGACGGATGCAAATACTTGGGGTTCGACAGTCCCATTCCGAAATTCACGCCCCAAAACGCGACATCGGGATATTTACTGGTAGTGTTTCCCTCCAGAATCGCTGTATTCTCATTCCAGTCAATGTGGTCCGCTCCGAGTTCTTCCAGTTGCGGCCCCAAATCCCGCAGGCCGTTATCAAACAGAGGCTGAAAGTTATCCACGTTGCCCCACGTAAGCGTTACATTGATCGTATCCGCAATATCCGTTACCACGGCGAACCCCTGCGTGAACAGTGGCACCCCGTCCTGATACAACATCGCCGGAAGGCGTACATACGGAGCGTCAGCATCCACATCCGGGCGGGCGGCCTGACCTATAGCCTGCATATTCGTAGGCGTAGGCGGCAGCGCAACATTGTAGGAACGGTTCGACTGGATGCTGTCGAGGCTCGAAAATATCGGACTTTGATAAAGCAGGGTTACGACCTCGTCGCTCGAAAGGTCGCACAGAATATCGTTGATGTATAGTTCGTAGGTTGTCATAGATATTCGTATCTTACTATTTCAACGACCAAATCTTGCATCGGCGCGCCCGTGTCTTCGGATTCTGAATCTTCAACCATGAAACGCACCCAATTGCCCACATCCGGGTCGTACATAAACAAATCCTGACATCCGAGGATCGTGCGGCACAAGTTGAAAACATCCCTTTCAACAATGCGACTATGCAAGGTATAGCGTTTGGCCAGCGTCTTGTTCTGCACGTCGTGAGGTGTCAGCGTATCGTCGAGTTGATGATAGGTAGATCCCGCAGACATTTCGTCGGTTTGGGATTCCGGCGTCCATCGGTATAAATAGGGGATACCGGCAGCATCCGTCCATTTCAGAAATATCCCCTTGGTGCAATAATCGTAGTAAGTTCGTATCTCCGCATTATAGTCTGTCGGGGTGGCTCCCACAGCAAGCGGCTTGCCAAGGTCTTCAGATGGGATTTTTGCCGGATCAAACGGGATGATGGGAGAAAATGCCGAATTTCCGATGTATTTCTCTGTTGTTGTCGAGGAGGGCGTAAGCACGAAAAGCTCGCCCGTTTGTTTCGGGAAAAATAGCGACTGCTCGAATCCTGCGTTCGGATAGACCACAATGCAAGGGGCAGCGGGATAGAATTGTGAAATATTTTCCCCATCTCCCCATCCGGGGAGAATCTCTCGGTCTGCAAATCCGGGGACTGCGTAAAGAGCCGGTCCAACACGGTCATATTCGGAGGCAGTAATTACATAGGTGATTAAATTCGATTTGGTTCCTTGAATCAGACTTTCGCATATTCGCCCAACAGGGAATACCGCCACACCTTTGTCGTTAGTTTTGCGTGTCAAGGTGATAGACCGAGTGAATGTCCAATCGGACCCTCCTATCAATTTAAGGGACACGTCTATATTCCCCTTTTGGGAGAGCAGTTCAACCCGAAGATACGCAAAACGGCCCCGGGTCTCGAAGATATCCTCTGGGCGGGTTACCTTGAATACGTCATTTGTGTGCAATATCATAATTCTATCGTCGCATCTAATAGTTGATAAATGGATGTATCGAGTTCCTCTGTTATTTTTTTGCTGATTCTATCGACAACTTCGGGCAGTAAGTCTTTCATTATCTCCGTTCCTCCGCCCTCTTGATAAAGCACGCTTCCGTGATCCCAGACGCTTGAAGCAACGCCATATGCGTTTATCGATCTTGGGTCAAGGTTCCATCTCGATTCTTTAACCCGCGCCCACCGCTCTATCGCGTTCCGGAATGCCTCGAAGCTGCCGAACTCCTCTTGCACATCCTGTGGGGAACTTCCTTCGTCGATATTCTTGATGCCCCTGCGCCCGACAAATGAGACCGTAAGTCCACCGTTCGTAGCTTCATGGATGGTTTTAAGGCTTTCAGCTGTTGCGCCGGTCGTCTCCTCCGGAACGTTCAGGGCGTTGACATCGGCGCCGCTGTTGGTTCTCTTTGTCATTATATTGAAGGCGATCTGCTCGGCCAGCGGACCGAACTCGTCTTCACAGATGGCGATGATCCGCTCGGGGCTAAATATTTCCTCTATTTGCCTGATAGTTGGCATATTAGCATATATTGTATGTTATAGTGGCACTTAATGTCACTCCCGCCACCAATGCATCGAATTTTCCGTAGAAAGGCGTTGCATTGGATACGAGTTCTACTTCGAGGCCCATTGACCGTAGCCGATTGATAAATGCGAATGCCCGTTCTTCCATCTTTTCGACGATTGGCTGCACTTCGGTCTCCGTGTCCGGCTCCGCTTTCCCGAGGGCGTCGCAGAAATAGAGCGTCGTCGTCCGGCGTCGCATGTCCGACATCCGTGTTTCGGAAATCGTCTCGTTGAACTGACGGAGCAATACGGGGTATTGCTTGACATCGTCCATCAGGTAGTTTGCTTCGGCTATCCGGGCGTACATATAGGAGCACAGTCCCTCCGCCTCGGCGCACTCTCTGAATATCTCGTTGATGCTTTTTTTCATCGTCTCCGTCTCCCGTTAGATTTGTTCGCTTCATAGATGGCTCGCTGTTCCATGTTGTCGCACTTGCATGCCTCGAATGCTTCGTATACTGTCGCCCACGGCGTATTCCATGCTTTATTCATATCTACGGCGCCGTTCATTATCTGGCAGTATTTGCGGCAGGCGGCAACAAGACCGCGATTTGGTCGCTTCACCCGCGCTTTTATCTCTGTGGCCGTGAGGGGCATTTCCAGCTTTTTCCACGATTTGCCGATACCTTCCAACCCTTTCTGTATGGCAATGAAATAGCGTTGGGCACGGATGAACCGAAGACGTCCGATTTGCTCCTCGTCTACGCTGAACCCCGCGTTCCAGTCCGGATTGCCGTCAACGCCTATGCGGTTGAACTTCACGAGCCCGAGCATCACGCCGAGGGCAGTACAGAAGTATTCGTACGATGGTTTCCGGGCTTCGATGGCGTTTAGTTCACCCATCGTGATCCCGGCGATGTCCCGAACGGGCAGACGTTTGTCGAACCACATCCGGCGTTTTATAGGCACAAACTCGGGTTCTGGCAGGTCTTGGATGGTTTTGACGATACGTTCGGTACCCATGCTGAATAATGCACGGTTGCGCATCACAACATCACTAACCGTATCTTTGGGGGTTATCTTCATAGGTTGTAAGTATTGATCGGTTCGAATATCTCTGCGTAAAAGTCCGGGCACAGCTTAACATCGTCAACGATGCGGATGATCTCTCGGCATTCGTCTACCATATCGTTCCACACGCGGACGAGCCGATGTGTCGGAGATGTTCGGGTGCTGCTTTCGGTGTTCTTCAACTTTTCCCCGGCAACGGTGTTGAATGTCATATGGTCGCGCGAGTAGTAGAAATAGATATACTTGGCAATTACGGATGTCCCTTTGTCAGATTGAGCCAGCAACGCCACAATGGCCGGGTAATCCTCGATATTGTCGGCTACATCCGACCCCAGAAGCATTCGCAGAAACCGAGGTTCGTATTTGGCGATATATGCCTGGATGTCGCTTATGATTTTGGGGGCAGGTCCGGCGGGTTTACCGTCGCTCTTTGTCTCTATCCCCGCAATATATGTCTCGGGATAGGTGAAATATCGCTCGTCTAAGATCATGGTATTTTATTTGAAGATAGGGGCGGCGTGTTGCCGCCCCTATCCGGTTACTCCTCCAAGGTCTTTTTATAGAACCCTTTGGCGATCATCATTTCCGCAGTTGCCCGCGATTTGATGAGTATTTCGCCCTTGTTGATCCCGTCGTGCGCTCTAATGACTTCGACGCGCAGGACGTTGGCTTTAAGGGCGCGACGACCGCGCCTAACGGGGGCGCGTGTCATAGCTGCTTCATCTTTCGCTTTCATGGGTTACTCGGTCGGTCCTGCTGTTGCTTTCTCGATGGCGGCCAGAGCGGTGTTGATGTCGGCGACATAGATATTCGCTTTCATATCCGGCCGTGTAACGAGGGCTTGCCCGCGATACCACAGCCACAGACGATACGAATCCGTCTCCGGGACGCGCTCGATCTCCATAGTGATATTGCGCTTGTCGTGCAGCTGGAGCGTCGTGGAATCGAGCACGACGAGCTCCGAGGCCGAGAGTTTCGGGGTCGGGATAATCGTCATGCCATGCACCGACAAGGCCCCATTGGGCAGCACCGTGATGTAGTCGCCGAGGGTGTTCTTCAGCGTGCGCATCTTGAATTCGGTGGCATAGTTCATCAGCACGTAATTCGGAGCCATCGAATCGTTGGTCCCGACCTTTGCCTGCGTTTTCATGGCGAGGATCAGGTCGGCGATGTTCGGTGCTGACACGCTGGTTGCCACACCCGCCGTCGTTGCATTGAATGCCGTAACGCCGGATGCTTTTAGTCCGTAGATGTGTTTGGGCTTGGAGGCATCCACGCCGTCACCGTCCCACAGCAGAGAATCGAGCTTGGCTGCGATCCCCTGCTGGGCCTTCGTCTGCGCCCATGCCAGGAAGTACCCGAAATCTTCGGCGCTCTCAGCCGAGAAAGGAAGCACGGAACCGAGTTTTGCCAGCTCACGGTATTTGCCCGTAAGCGTGGCGGTGTCGGTATTGGTGTGCTTTGTCATCTCCTCTGCATACCCGGTGCCGTCGGTGTAGGAAGCATCGTTGTACATGATGCGGTTCTTGTCGTCGGGCACATTGATGCGCGTGAAGAGTTGCACGAACGCATTGCGGGGGCTGGCGTCTGCGTAAATCTTCGTCGTCAGCACGGTGCGGTTGGGGTCTTCGTTCGTCACGGCCGACGTGTCGAGTTTGAGCGCGAACTCGCCCGTCGAGAGTCTCCCCCGTCCGTTCCGCATATCCTTATATGCGGCGGCGAACTCTTCCGATTTCAGCACCTCTTCCATAGCGGCGACCAGCGTTTTGTGTCCCTCCTGCTTGGGAGCGCCTTTCTTCATCGTGGCGATCTCGACGCCTTGAGCTTTAAGCGCGCCCTCCAGTTTTTCGATCTTCGCCGGCGACAGCCCGAGTTTCCCGAACTCCTCCTTGACAGCCTCGACGATCTCGTTCTGTGACTTGATGCCTGCGACCATCTCCTCGAACTGCCCTTTGATATAATCTCCGAGCGCGTTCAGGCCCTTTTTCTCGTCCTCGCTGAACTCTACGCCAGCGGGAAGCACAAATGATTTAATCTCCATTCTTCTTTGTGTTTTTTGGTTAATTGATATGTGAACCTATTTTCCCGAACATATTTTCAGTGAGTGGTTTCTCCGGCTCGGCTGCGTTCAATGTCTCGATGATTTGCTTTTTGATCTTCATTTTCTCCTCCAATGACGCCGCATTGAGAGCATCGCTCATAACCTTGATGGCGTCCGGTAAACTCTTCACAGCACCGACGAATGCCGTTTCCTCGTTGGCTCCGGCAGTAACGACGGATATTTCATGCAACACGACTTCCTTAACGATGAACGCGTCGAGGGCTTCGTCATATTCCATTTTGTCCCATACGTAGTTGAATCCGAACGAGAACTGATTAATATCGCCGTCTTTGAGCTGGAACCACGCGCGCTTTGCATTCGGCACCGCGTCGAAGTTGCTCAGCTTAACTTCTGCATATGCACCGTCTTCACGCTCTTCGATAGACAGTATCCGGCCGATAGGGTCGGCGAAATCATGTTGCCATACGAACGCGATTTTGCGGTTTGTGGCCGATCCCGGGCCCCTGTCGTTAATGGACTTGGCGAAGCATCCTTTGATAAGAATATCGCCCGCGCTGTCCTTGTTGCCGAAATTGGCGAACTTCACGAGGATAATATGCTCGTCCTCGTTCGCAATGTCCGCTTTTGTCACGGCGAACTCTTTGCGGCAAGTGTTGCCCATTGCCGCCCGGCGCGCTTCTATTTGCTGAGATAAGTTCATGTTATACGATATATTTCAAAAGTTCTGTTTTAGCCTGCTCCGTAGTCATCAGACCTCCGGACACGGCGTTATTCAAGGCATTTACGAGATTGGTCATGCCCGCCGCCTGTTCGCGCTTAGACTCTTGGAAGAGTTCAAGATGATCGTAGTAGGGCATCACCTTGAAATCCTCAAAGCCATATATCCTGTTGAGCACGGAGAATATATTATTTGCCTCGGGGATTATCGCGTCGTTATATAATATCGTTTTCGCTTCTTTGGCGTTGGCGTACGTTGAACCCTCTACGTCGAGCAGCACGCTCGGCACTTGGTAGATGTCCGCAATTTCTTTCTTGCAGGCTTTCTGCACGTCTGTCAGTCCCAGATCGGTAATCGTTGACGATACCGGACTTACGGCAGCATTCATGGACGTGATCGCGTATTTGAATTGATCGGACTGGATGCCGTACTTTCTGAATGCCTGTTGTATGTTTTTCTTCTCCGACTCTGTTTCCGGCAGCCGAGCATCTCGAATAATATCGCCGCTTCCGGATGTCAGCGAGATAATAGCCAGCATACCGCGGTTGATCATCAGTTCATGCACAGCTTCGTAGGATGCTACGAAAGTATTCACCGGCTTCTGTAATGATACCATTCGGGAGATGTTGCCGCCGCAAGCATTGAGATCATAAGAGGCATCCCTCACGATGAACATATCTTCTTTGGCTATCTTCATCGAAGATCCGCAAATGGTCACGGTATAATCCACGATGTCCGCATCGGGAATGAACGATAACGCCGGAGATATTGCGGCATTTTCCGTGACGCAAAGATTGGGGGCGACGAACAGCTCGAAAGCTCCCGGGAATCCCACTGATTCCATGCGTACGATATAGGCTTTGCCGAAAATCTGCGTCATGGCCTCGATGTGTGCCACGAAGTCCGCGATGCCCTGCACGCTATTAGGATGCGATATGGTCCGCACGGCGTCCGGTCGTTCGAGGTCTTCACCATCTTCCGTGGTGGCTGCAAGACGTAGATTCTTAATTGCCGCGCATTTCTTCGAGATTACAGACATCAGCGGCGAGCAAAGTGCGTATGCTTTGGCTTGTCCCGCTTTGCCCCTGGTGTCGATCGTCCCCACGGTTTCAGTTGATCCCTGAAATACCGGAGGTACGCCGATGTAGCTCAATGTCGATGCCGGCAAATTTGAGGCTGTATTATTGCTTTTCCTGCGTATTTCGTAGCCGAATAGATTCATTATGCAGCTATTTGAATAAGGTTCTTGAATTCAGACTGAACGGCATATCTGGCAGCGTCCCATAGATGGTTGAATTCGTCGTGCGGGTAGTTTATGGCGATGCCGTTCACCGTCTCCCACACGTACGAGTTTGCTTCTATCTGCATGTTGCGCGAACGCACGCAATGTATCTTGCATCCTTTCATGGCCGTGATGCCGTCCATGACAGACCCCGGGTATTTCCGCACGGGGATGACCGTAAGCCCTTTAATGCGCATTGCGGTTATCATGCTTTCGGGGGATTTGGCATATTTGTCGGCGCTATCTGCATAACATCGGGATACTCCGTTTGAGAAGTGCGGCGAAAGCGCTGCATATAATTTCGAAGTGTCGTCGATAGGCTGATATATCAGCTCCTGCAAGTAAAGATGGTTCGGGACCCGGAATCCGACACGTACGCAGGCCGTGGGGTCTGCTGTGAATCCGAAGTCGAGGCCCAATACAACGCGTTCGATGTCTTCGGGGAATTCGTCGATCCAGTCGATGTCGGGGAATATCAGCCCCTCCTGCGCGGCACGTACTCCGAGGCCGTACACTTTCCAGCGCCATTCGTCGGCAGTTCCGGCGGCGATATTCTCGGGAGTGGGTTCGTATCCCTCGATTGTGCGGCGAACCCCCGCCGGGCAGAAGGGATTATCCTTGTACGTCGTGTGCGTGAAAATAGTATCCGGAGCGCCCTCCATATGGAACGCCCAATGCTCCGTGTATTTCGGGTTCCAGTCACCGATGACCATCCGCGTGCAACGCATGGTGATATTGTCGAATTGCGCACGGCTTACACCGTCGAGCATCTCGTTGAAATATACGATGTCGCAGTCGTGGCCCTCTTTGACATCCATTTTGTCGAGACCCCGGAAACGAATCACGCTATCCTTGATGCGATATTCGGGGAGAATGTTTTCGCCACGCATACAATCGGGATCGTATGCGCCGCGTAATTGCAGCTTCTTGCGGAAGTCGTCCAGCGTCTTTTCCTTGCAATCTTGAAGCGTGGCCCGATAACAGTATATTTTAAGAGGTACGGACGATGATGCGCAGATGTCATACAGAAAGTCTGCCGTGTCGAAAGTTTTTCCGGATCGGGAGCTTCCTTCGTCGAAGATACGGACGACGGCGCCGCTCCCGGCGTATAGCTGGTAGAGGTACATCTTGACTTTGTAGGTCTTGCCTCTGTATGTTACGGGATCGGGCGTCATTCCTTCACTGTCATTTTGCCGATGGACTGAATGATCTTGGCAGCTTCGGGATCGAGGACCACGGAAATAGGCTGTGTTGCGGCCGTTATCGCCTTGCCGTTGGTTGTCACATCCTGGCGGTCGGCAAGATGCAGAACGCGCGACGCAATCGTCGAGTTGTACTGCTCACACATAGCCCCCTCCAACTGATCGGATTCGATTCGCGCGCGCACGCGCGCACACACGCTCAAAAATTCATCCTGCTTTTCGTATTCCCGGAAAGTATTCTCTACAATCTCCGCGAACACGCAGAATCCTACAAGTGTCAGCGGTCGTTCGTAAGGTACGGGAATAACAGAGCCGTCGGCCAATACCTTGTTGCTGTATCGTGGATTCGCTTTCACCCATTTTGCATACTCCTCGAACTTGACTTCAAGAGCTTCGGGGGTATATGCACGAGGGCGGCCCACTTTGCGGGCGGGCTTGCTGTCGGTTGTCGTCTTGATTCCTTCCGTTCTCTTTGCCATAGAAAAAGGGTCTGCGGCCGGATGAATAGCCACAGACCCTCGTTCCCAGGAAACCTACTACCAACAACGTGTCCTTTCGTCGTTAAGATTCGCGGATGCTACCGCTCGTCTTGTCTGTGGGCTATATCTTCATAGCCTTACGATGCAAAGGAGCCAACTCTCGGCACATTATGCAAGAGTTCGACGAAAAATTTTCATATTTTTTTGTGGCCAGGGGATTGATGGGACGAATTGTTCAAAAAGTTTGTGTTTTTCTTAAGAAGAAAGCCTGCTTCAGGGCGGTTTATTGTTCAATATGTATAAAAAATACCCGAGCTCGTGGCCGGGGGGGGGTTGGGTAGGAGGGGTTACCAATCTTCTGTATCGTTATCAGGATTGGCAATTAAATTGTTATGAACATCTTTCTGAATCTGATCTAATAGAGGATTACAGCAGTCTATGATAGCCCGGCGGTAAAAACCTTCTATTGCTTTCATTTTACCATTTTGTTTAAAGCATAAGTCATAAGTGAGAAGTTCTGCTGGGGTATCTGTCGCTGGTAAATATACACCATTAGTCATCCCAGCAGGAGAATGTCCTTTAATTTGTCGAATATCAATTTTATAACGCCCATCTCTACATCTTATGTCAAGTGTGTAGTATATATTTGCATCCACGATCATTCCCATTGCCGCCCTTGTTGGGATAACCGAATATCCTTTTACAATAATAATTCCTTGGTCGGGATCGTCTAATTGAATAACATCTTTTGCCGAATTGAATATATTCGTTATGCACAATTTTGTCGCATTATATAGGGCTTTCTTGTCATGTCCTTCCTCATGAACAACTCGGGAAAACACAACCTCGCCTTTTTCATTGAACGGCATTTGCCCTTTCCCGTATCGTTTTTGATCAGCTTCTTTATCGACTTGCGCCCAAATAGGGGTCGCAAATAAAACCAAAGAAATAGTAAGTAAAAGTTTCTTCATGGTGTTTAATTTTTGGTTTATACAATTTACCCCCCCCCGGATACTCGGAGAGGGGCATTTTTGTTTAGTGCTATTATGTGTGTGCTTTGGCATACGGTTCCAGCTCTCCTCCGGTAGGCATTAGTCTAATTAGAACACCTTTAGCCCTCTTTTTTTAGGGCGACTTCGCCATTGTTTTTAGCCCTCTCTTCTCGGAATAGATCAAGTAGTACCCCATTTTGCCGAATTAGCTCCTCGTTTTGTCGAAGGACTTGGTCTAAATACTTCTTCATAGTGTTTGAATTATTTAAGTCAGCTTCCGAAAGTGTTGCGTCTTCTCCTCCTTGACTGACAGGTTGGTCGGTATTTTTGAGCATTGACCCTTCGCCGGTCAATAGCCAATTTATATCGAATTGGGGATAGGTGTTGATAATATAATTAGCAAGCTCCCCAGATATTTTTTTCACTTTCCCGCTCTGAATATCTAAAATGCGCTGATATTTTACGCCTATTCGTTTAGCAAACGTAGGCGCTTTAATACCGAGATTGAGCAATATCTCATTTATTTTTTCAGAACCTTGCATTTTGAATGAAATTTCTATTATTTTTGCGAAAAGCGTATTGTTATGGTATTAGGCATTATATCGGTTATTTTTTCATTATTCGCAGTATGTTTTAATCTGTATGTATCCCATCGTCTATTCAAATCATCGGAGCGAGATTATGAACGCCGCTGCCGATATAATGAACGAAAGCAAAGAAATGACAAGGGCTACAACTGAATAATATTTATTTCGCTTTTTTTCAGCAACCGATAATTCTAAATCCTCGTTTTGTAGTGCAATAGCATTTGTATTTTCTTGCTCTTGTGCGTATATATACCTTGCTCCACCTTTCGATATTATATAAGCAGTTTTTTCTGTACCGCTAAGCCCGATACTGCCTTTTATAGCCGCGCCAAAGTTGCACAATGAACAGCAAATACGATAATATTGCGCTTCATCAGTCACTAATTCTTCAATATCTACTCCGGTAACGCATCCATTCCTGTTTTTAAGTCGTTTCAATATTTCTTCCGCTACATATATATCACACTCATTCATAGTTAATTACGCCTTCACCATAATTTTCAATTAAAAAAATAATCGAAAATTCTATTATAAAAATTTGATATAATAGAAATATCGTGTATATTTGCATTGTCAACGGATTGATACAGCAAAGGTAAAGCGTATTTAACCCGAAAACAATGTAAAGATATATAAAAAATATCGAATAAACCTAATATAAAAGGCTATAAAATGGCTATGAACGACCAAATAATCGAAAAAAACGCCTTTACGCGCGGATTGTCAATAGTGGATAACTTCGACCGCCAAAACGGAACAAAACTGGGCCCGAGGCTCCGACATGAACTCTGTATGGAGCTGGGGTTTATCAAACTTGTGGACATCGACGGCAAAAAGGTGGAGGTTCCCAATCCTCGCACGCGGCAGGCTCTGCATAACCGGCAGAATGGATATGTTCCCCATACTTCACTCGAGCGGAAAGCCATTGAGCAAACTTTCAAGGCATACATAGGCACTACGGACATCTGGGGCTTGGCTTAAGACTATGAAAACTGACACCATACTGAGCAAACGCGAACGTGAGGTGATGAACCTCGTCGTGCTGGGCTATTCGGCCCGCGAGATCGCAGAACGGATGAACGTGATCTACCAATGCGTAGCGAACCACCTCCAGAGCATCTACGACAAGACGGGGACGAAGCGGACCTTGCAGGCATTGGTTGCCTGGTATTTCACGCAGAATTTCGGCATCACGCTCAACGTGTCCGAGATGACCCGACGCATCGGGGCCGCGGTTCTGCTGTGTCTGTTCTCGGTGGAGGTGTTCAGTACGGATTTCGAATGTCGCAGGTTGCGCAATCCCCGCCGAAGCCGAGGCTTCCGGGTGGAGGAGTTTATAGAAAACTAACCAACAAGGAGTGCGTGGCAGGTTGGCAATGCCTCCGCATAACTAACGGAAGGAGATGTGAAGTAAAGTACCATCTACGCAGGTTCGAATCCTGCCGCACTCCCAAGATAGCAGCCCGCAAGGGTTAGGGGTTTGATCGCTGGCAATAACCCCAGCTGCAAGGCAGAAAGCGATCCGGCAGTCGGAGCCACACCATTCCGACCGACGCCTGCAACGTACTGCACTATGTGCCGCCATTGAGAAGATGCGGCCGCGAGTAAGCAAATAGCCGAAATGCGCGAAAGACTGGCATAGGACCCGAAGCTGCGATGATATGAGCGGCGAGGGCCACCGGGATAAATTGAATGCATATTATGCCCGGTGTGGTTTGAATGTACCTATCCGGGCTCCAATGCGGGTTTTGTGCACACGTTCTTTCTGTCCATTTGCGATTTAAGCTTGTAGTCATTTGCGCAATCCCGCTTTTATGCCCTGATGGCGACCAAATAGATAACCGGCTTCGGCTGGCGTATACCACTATTTATTCGGCGAGCCTTGTCTTCGATGGCGTCAGGGCACGAATACCTTAAAATTTCAAAACTATGGAGAATTTAAAAAAGCCACAGGCTCGCATATTGGCCTACTTCATCAGAGGAGGAACGCTGACCGTGTGGAAAGCGATGAGCAAATTTGGCACGACGGAGCTGCGGAAGATTGTCACGAGGCTCCGGCGCAAAGGCTACATCATCGTTGGCGATTGGTGTTGCAGCCACGACGCAGACAGAGGGCGGGTTGTCCGCTACAAAGAGTATCATATGGTCGTTAACCCTGAAATTGCACAAATATGAAAACCGATACATTCAAAACCCGAAAATTTATGGGTATTGACTTCACTCCGCGAAAGAAATACCGTGCGGAGATCGAACGGCTCGAGCGCGTGAATGCGGACATCCGTCGGAGCTTTGCTGAAGGCGAGAAAGATCGCAATAATCTTCTGAAAAAGTGCGCAGAGGAACGCAACCTGCGTATTGCCGTCGAACTCGATCTGATAAAATATACCCGGAAGCGAGGCGCCGACGGGCGGTTCGTCAAAGAAAAGGCGTGACGACGCCTTACTTACATCATAACAAGAACCGTCGCCCTCCATCCGTGAGGCCCGAGGGCGATATTTGGAGGGTTGGCCGAGTGGTTGAAGGCTCCGGCTTACTAATCCGGCGAGCGGTAACGCTTCGGGAGTTCGAATCTCTCACCCTCCGCAACCCCTTTGTTGATGGTGCAAGTAGAGCGACGATAGCGCAAGGGATTATTGCTGATTGCGCGGCAATGACAAAGCGGAACAGACGCTTGACTCTATCGGACAGGTTATACGAAAGCATCTGACAGCCTGGAAAGACAGGCATTTTGAGCTATGGTGTAATGGTAACACATCACCCTTTGGAGGTGGCGCTTCCGGTTCGAATCCGGGTAGCTCAACAGGGGAGCGATCCCCACGTTGTTAGTTTGATCGAAGGGTCATTCAATCAACGGAAGCGAAAGAGGGTATATCCCTCGACAATCCGAGGCCGCGTGAATAAGAGTAGCGAGGCCGAGGCGGGTTAAGCCCACGAAACGGGAGATAAAGAACGCAAACCGGCGGCGCGGGAGCTGTATCGCCACCGCGGGGGATCGTCGTAAGTCCCCCGCATTTTTTGAAATAAACAATCATCTATTATATGCAGAGTTATATCAATGAGCTCAAAGAAAAGGGTCTCGTGCCCTTACGGCTCGATAGAAACACGGTAGTCTTGGTTCCTCCGGAGAAAGCCAATGAGAAATACAAAGCGCGCTACCTCAAAAATGCCGAGAGGGCGCGGAGGATGGCAACGCATTTAGATTAGTTATGAATTACGGATTACCTTATAAGGGTTCTAAGAATAGTATTGCGAAATGGGTTATTTCGAATCTTCCCGCGTCGCATACGTTCGTGGATTTGTTCGCCGGAGGATGTGCGGTAACTCACGCTGCCATATTGTCTGGTAAATTCGGACGTTTCATTGCAAACGATATTACGGAATATCCCCAAGTCTTCCGTGATGCCATCGATGGGAAATACCGGAATGAATGTCGATGGATCAGTCGGGAGGATTTCTTCCGTCTCAAAGATGACGACCCCTACGTGCGTCTTTGCTGGAGCTTTGGGAACGGTATGAAGACATATATGTATGCTCCGGAGGTTGAGTGGTTCAAAAAACACATGCACGCGATATTTTCCGCGGGAACGCCCACGAGCGCGCGGTTGGCATGGAAAGGATTTGTCCGGGAATTTGCAAAAGTCCGTGATGAAATAGGAGAGCTGACGCAAAAGGTGCTGAAGTTGTGCGCAGCGTGCGACGTGGCACCTCAATACAATGCGGACGGCACATTGAATACAAAGGCGATACATACAGATGTTTTTCGGGTTAAACCAGCGTATTTGCGAAAATATTTACAGAACGCCCTGAAATTATCCGGTCTTACGCAAAAAGATGTCGACCGACACCTTGGGAATTATATGGGTAGGCATTATTTTAGCGAATCTCAATGGATGTTGCCATCCTCTGAACAATACGAGAAGTTGCAAGAAATTTTACCGGCGTTAACTATTCCGTGGGCGTCCTTAAACGAAAGTCTGCAAAGTCTGGAAAGACTGCAAAGTCTGGAAAGACTGCAAGGACTGGAAGGTCTGCAAAGTCTGGAAAGACTGCAAAGACTGCAAAGTCTGCAAAGACTGAAAAGACTGCAAAGTCTGGAAAGACCGAAACTGTCCCGAAAGGATTACAGCGATGTTGCTATACCGCCGGGCGCGACGGTATACTGCGACCCGCCGTATGCTAACACGTCGGGGTATATCGACGATTTCGACCATGAACGATTTTATAGATGGCTGCGGAGCATGGAATTCCCGGTGTTCGTTTCGGAATATTCCATGCCGGACGACTTTATATGCTTTGCGAGTATTGACAAAGCATGCACCTATTCATCATCAAAAACGATAAAACGCGCAGAAAAGATGTTCGTACACGAGCGGTGGGCGGATGCTGTGAGGCGTCCGGATGATAATGTTCAGGGGCGGCTGTTCTAATCCTCCCTGCGTCGCAATAGTATTACCGCCATAGTAGTATTGTCGGCTGGCGTCCTATCTACGAATAACCCCTAAAAGTAAGAAATTATGGATGACATTACCCGCGTCTGCCGCAAATGCGGGCAGGAAAAGCCGTTGGAAGAGTTTGCGAAGAATAAGGAATGCGTATTAGGTCGTACCCATACTTGCAAACAATGCGAGGCGGAGAAGTACCGCAAGTGGCGTGAAGCCAATCTCGAAAAGGCGCGGGAATCGGTTCGCAAGTGGCGCGAATCCAATCGCGAAAGGGGGCTGGTGTATGCCCGCAAGTATTACGCAGCTAATCCCGAAAAGGTACGGGAAAGGCACCGCAAGTGGCGCGCAGCTAATCCCGAAAAGGTACGGGAATGGGCCCGCAAATCGTGGCACAGGATGGCCGATAATATTAATGACAGTTATTTGAAGTCTCAATTAAAAAAATGCGACCTTCCCATCACCCCAGAAACAATCGAATACAAACGTATTCAACTAAAGCTATACCGAGAAATCAAAAAACAACAAAACGATGAAAGAGATTAAGAACATCCGGGGATTGACGGCCGATTTGGGCCGCGTGTATGCAGAGCTTCGAGCACGAGAGATCGATACCAAAGAGGCGTCTGAGATTGCCAACATTGCGGGTAAGATCATCACCGGTGCAAAGGCTGAGATGATGTACCGAATCGCCCGTAAGGAGAAGCCGTCGATACCTTTTTTCGATGCCGATGGCAAATAATTTTGCAGATTCGAAATGATTTTCTATCTTTGCTGTTGCGACAGAACTACTTTACGTAGTCATTAGAAACATACGAACGTCTTTTGGGCGTGTTCCCGTTGCACTTCTACGCTACGTAGTTGTGGTTCTGTCGCAAGAATTAGGGGGCACGCCCTCTTTTTATACCATACATTAACCTAACTTGTGTTCAACAAATGCGACAGAACAACACAAGTGGTACCCGGGTAAATAACACCCAGACCACACCGCGCGCAAAGAAAAGCCGCACCGTATTCTATCGTTGCCACCTCAAGGCAACACGACCGATGTTCTCTTCGGACAAAGTCGATTACACTGATGTTATCCGCGCTGCCTGCGAGGAACACGCCCTTGGCTGTTTCCTGGCTCGGTTCCGCATTATGTATCCGGCCTATACTGTCGTTGTCGGCACCATACTCGTAAGCCGGGTATTCCCTCCCAAGGTCAAACATTAAACCGCTGAATTATGGCAAGCCTTGTAACCTTGCTGCTGTGGATGTTGCCCATAGCCGCAGTTTTCGGCGTCGTCTACTCTGACAAGCGCATCTACGATACCGTAGACGCTATTCTGAACCGTGTCTTTGAAAAATTCGATTAGCCATGAACGCGCAATATCACATTACAACAACATCCCCGGCCCTCCCGGTTACAGAGGAGTTGGTGGACATTCCCAGCGAATATATTACGGGCAACGTCAAAAAGCGTCTGACACTTAACGAATTCACATTGTCTGACAAGTCGATGAAGCTGCTCTTCAAAATGTTCGCCGCTTTTTTCGAACATAAGACACCCGGAGATGCCCAAGATTCAGATCGAGGCCAGTATTATACCTACGGGGATGTCGACGGATTTACCTTCGAAGTGGACTGGGGTGTATTTCACATCACCGTGGAGCGTCGTTACCTATGGGACGATCTGTTGAGCGCCCCCGATGAGGGGTTCACGGTTACAGAAGTATGGGACACGATCTATGATTGTTCCCGTCCGTGCCTGGCAAAACGAATGAACGATTACGCAAAACGAAACAACTTATAACCAACAACAACTATGGAAGATAACAAGATTCAGCAGGAAACCGTCCCTGCGACTATTACGGCCCCATCATCGGGGGATTCGATGCTCGTGTTCGCCTCGCAGGCCAATTTCGAGAACGCACAGCGCATGGCTATATCGCTGGCTTCGTCCACCATCGTCCCGGAGCAGTATCAGAAATCTAAAACCCCGGAGGCTGTCGCCAACTGTATCATTGCGCTGGAAATGGCCAACCGTATCGGGATGTCCCCGCTGCTGGTGATGCAGAACCTCTACGTAGTCTACGGTAATGTAGGCTGGTCGTCGAAGTTCCTGATCGCTGCGCTGAACACCTGCGGGCGGTTCTCGCCGCTTCGCTACGAACATGAGAACGAAGGCGATCTGGATAAGTGGCGTTGTCGGGCCTGGGCCATTGACAAGACCACGGGCAGCCCGCTGCACGGCGCCTGGGTGTCGATGCAGATGGCCAAAGACGAAGGATGGTACGGCAAGGCCGGCAGCAAGTGGAAGACGATGCCCGAACTGATGCTTCAGTACCGCTCGGCGGCGTTTTTCCAGCGAACATATGCCCCGGAAATATCTATGGGGATGCAGACGGTCGAGGAAATCCGCGATGTGGTAGATACCACCTACGAAGGCGTTACTCCGGGGCGGCAGGCAGCCGTATTCGACATTTCATCCATCAAGACCGAGGCGGATGTGAATGCCGCGCTGCTCCGCGGGCTTATCAACAAGGAAGAGGCCGACAACCTGCGCGAGATGATTACAAAGACGAAAGCTGTCGATGATATTGCCGCAGCAGCAGAGAGGGTGATGGTCGATGACGGCAAACTTTTCCCCGAAAAATAATCAAACAAGTATATGAATGGCTCGAATACATATCAGAACACCCCCGAATGGTTCAACGACCGCTTATTTCATTTCACCTCGTCAGAGCTTCACAAGCTAATGACCAAACCCAGGTCGGGCGACGTATCGAAGGTTACCGAAAGCTACATTTTCGACAAGCTGGCCGAGGATTTGACTAACGGTACTTGCCTGGACTATAACGAACTGAACACACGCGAGGTCCGATGGGGGCACCAACACGAGCCGGAGGCTCGGATAGCTTACGAGGATCGCACGGGCAACACGGTCGATCTGTGCGGTTTTATCGAGTGGTCGCGGACTTTTGGAGGCAGCCCCGACGGATTAGTCGGAGAGGACGGTATCATCGAGATCAAGTGTCCTTACAACTCGGCGATACACGCCAAATATCTGCTGTTGGAGACTGCTTCGGAGCTGCACGGTATTAATCCCGAGTACTATGCCCAGATTCAAGGGAACCTGCTCGTAACCGGACGCAAGTGGTGTGATTTCATATCCTACGACCCTCGGTGTCAAAACCGATATTTCATGCTCAAAATCCTGCGTGTGGATCGGGACGAGGCATTTCTAAAGAGAGTCCGCGATGCCCTTGATAACGCCGACCGGATCAAGGAACAAATAGCCGCTAAAATGGTTCGCTTATGTATGAGTTGAAAGAGTGGGAGATCGCACAGGTGGTGCGCATCCTCCGGGACCTGGATCAATGCCGGGGTCAAACCGTGAAAGGGCAGAACGCATTGCGAAACGCCAAATTGTTGTACAAGAAAATAATGAAACGCCATGACAAGGATCGACGAGATCAGAAGGGAGGCCAGGGACATACAAGACCTGCTTGAATGTCTCAATGATGCCGACATCAACGCGATGATCGGACGCCTCGATCAGCTGGGCGTGTATTATGCCCGCAGCGGAGAGTTGTTAAGCGAGGTCATTGGAATGCGGGATGCGGCTGTTGCAAAGATGTTCCATGATGAAAAAGAGGTTATTGCGAGCCTTTCAGCGTCATTAGCCAATAAGTTGGTGGATAGCTCGGCATCAGAACTGAATGCGCTGGCCAAATGGTTAGATCGGATCAACGCCGCTTGTAAGCATCAATGCGACAATCTACGGACGATGATAAGCTTCGAGAAAGAGAGGATGCGTCTATGAAAGATAGTTTTTTGTTGTACAAGTCATTCTATGGGCCAGTTTCGGGTTTGTCCGATAAGCAGCTGGGGCGATTATTCCGAGCGATATTTCTCTATCAGATAGACGGTAGTACGCAAGTGGATGCAGATATACATATGGCATTCGCCTTCTTCAAGAACCAAATGGATATTGACGGGGGAAAATACCAGAAAGTAATCGAGCGAAACAAGCGGAACGGGTCGAAAGGTGGGAGACCGAGCAAGGAAGAAAGCCGCAGTCGAGGATCGGAAAACCCAAATAACCCAAAAAACCCAGTGGGTTTTTTAAAACCCAAAAAAGCCGATAATGAGAATGAGTATGACAATCTATCTCTAATAGATTATTCTTCTCCCTCTCCTGGTGCGCGCACGCGCGAGGAAGGGGAAATCCCGGAGGAAACGGGGATGGGTGGAATCACTGCGTGTGCTCAGGAAGCCCAACCCCGTAAATCCCCGGACGTAGCCCCCGAAAAAAGTTGCGCGAAAAAAGCCCCCCGAAAAGGTTGCGCGGAAAAGCTCCCCCCGGAACCGCCACCCGATGGCACGCTCGAATACGTCCCCGTGACGGCCATTGCGGAATATCTGGCGGGCGAGGACGTATGGCTCGAGGCGTTGTGCATGAACAAGCATCTTGACCGATCCTATGTCGAGCGGAAAATCCGCGAATACGCTGCCGATGTGCAAAATAGCGGCGAGACGGTCAAAGACAAGCGAGACTGCAAGAGGCATTTCAATAACTGGCTGCGCAAGAACCAACAGTACGAACAAGATCAACGAATCAAGAACCATGAGCGAAGTACAAAAAATCAACCCCCAGGCCCTGATGAGCTCGCTCGGGCCGTCGCCGAGGGAATCTATCGCGCTCACACTCGCCAAGAGTGGGAGTGAGGAAGTATCCGTACTTGCAGGGCCTCCGGCATCGGCGGCACATATCGCCACGGTGGTGCATAAACTGTCCGTATGTTTTCCGGATATGTCGAGCGAATTCTTCTCTATCCTTGCCGAGCGTATCGAGAAGACGGGAATGAGCGGGAAGCGGCTGGAATATGCCCTGAACAGGGTGCTGGACGCGTTCACGTACAAACGGCTGACGATCGCCGACATCTTGGGCATCGATGTGAAATGTCGGATTCTGACGTATTCCGCGATGTGCAATGAGGTGGCCCGGAACGGCGGCAGCACGGACGATTATGCTCCGATACGCATTAGCGGGGCCGAGAAGCCCGGATGGGTGCTCAAAGGAGACAAGGCGCGGTATAATATCCCGGACGAGTTATAATAATCACCATGACACGACACATCGAATCACACCTGCAACGAATGTGCGTCAGCTGGTTTCGACTCCAATACCCGGACATCGGGAAGCTCCTGTTCGCCGTACCGAACGGCGGCGCCCGGGGCCGCACGGAAGCCGCGATAATGAAAGCCGAGGGCGTAACGGCAGGCGTTACCGACCTTATCCTGCTGCTCGGACGTGGAGGCTTCAACGCCCTATGTATCGAAATGAAGACTCCCGACCGACGTTCCGTCCTATCGGACGCGCAAATCGAATGGCGTTCACTCGCAATCACGAACGGGAACAGACACGTCGTCTGCCGGACGATCGAGGAATTCCAGTCGGAAATACGTTGGTATTTAACCATGTGACACAACAACCATGAACAAAGAGATTAAAATATCGATCAAGAACCGCTGGACAGGTTCTATCCTTTTCGAGTATTCGAGCGTTGACAATACGCTTGCCAAAACGGTATTGGAGGCCTTGAAAGGCGGAGCCAACCTGCGCGGAGCCAACCTGTACGAAGCCAACCTGTACGAAGCCAACCTGCGCGGAGCCAACCTGTACGAAGCCGACCTGCGCGGAGCCGACCTGCGCGGAGCCGACCTGTACGGAGCCAACCTGCGCGGAGCCAACCTGTACGAAGCCGACCTGCGCGGAGCCGACCTGCGCGGAGCCGACCTGCGCGGAGCCAAAGGTACATACATGGCTTGCCCCACCGATGGCAGTTTTATCGGCTGGAAGAAGGCTTCGGAATATATCGTGAAGCTGCAAATCCCGGAGGATGCCCGCCGCAGCTCTGCCGGAGGCGAAAAATGTCGCTGCGACAAAGCCTATGTGGTGGAGATTCAGAATGCTGATGGAACCAAAGCCGACATCGACACAATTCATTCGAGCCATGATGCGAACTTCGTGTATACGGTCGGCGCTACCGTCGAGGTCTCCGACTTTGACGGTGACCGCTGGAACGAATGCGCTCCGGGTATCCACTTCTTCATCGACCGCCGGGCGGCCGTGGAGTATTAACGGAGGACGTTATGAAAGTCATCGTCACCTTTTCGGGCGGAAAAGACAGCCTTGCGGCGAGCTATTACGAGTTGTTATGCGAATGACCATGAAATTACGAGTATTCACAAGTTTTTCCGGCTATGACAGCCAACTTATGGCCCTCCGGGACATAGGTGCGAATTACGAGTGCGTAGGCTGGTCGGAGATCGACAGATGGGCGATCAAAGCCCATAATGCAGTATTTCCGGAGTTGGCAGACCGAAATTACGGCGACATCACGAAAATCGATTGGAACGCCGTTCCGGACTTCGACCTGTTCACCTACTCGTTTCCGTGTACCGACATCAGTAGTGCTGGAGAACAGAAGGGCTTCGAAGAAGATTCGGGTACCCGGTCATCTCTGTTATGGGAATGCCGTCGGCCGATCGCGGCCAAGCGTCCTAAATTCCTGCTGATGGAGAATGTGAAAGCCCTCGTGTCGGATAAATACCGTCCGCTGTTTCTCAAATGGGAATCGTGGCTTCGCTCGCTCGATTATGTCAATTACACGGAAATACTCAACGCCAAAGACTACGGCGTGCCGCAGAACCGGGAACGTGTGTTTATGCTCTCCATTCTTAACGGATGCTGGTATGAGTTTCCGCATCCGGTTCGGTTGGAAAAGCGGCTGAAAGATGTGCTGGAGCTGGAGGTAGACGAGAAGTATTTTTTGAACGAGCGCGGGATAAATTACGTCAAAAAGAAGTTAGGGAAATATACGGCTATCAACGGTGAAGTGGCGATGTGTTTAACAGCGAAAGGTTGCGCAAATTGGACTGGTACTTTCATATCCGACAAGTCTATTCAGATCGGTGCGACAAAGGAAACGGACTGGAACCGACAGCAATACCGGGTATACGATCCGACCGGCATCAGCCCGACGATAACGACGAAATCGGGCGGCGGCCTCGAACCAAAAATCCTGATGCGGGGACGCGGCTTCAACAAAGGCGGCGAAGCGGATATTCCCGGAACGATTACAGGAAGTGCGTGGGAGCAGAACAATTTGCTGGACTATGCAGGCTGCATCCGCCGCCTTACGCCCCGAGAATGTTTGCGGCTGATGGATGTTTCGGACGGCGACATCGACAAGATACAAGCTGTGGGAATCAGCGATACGCAGCAATACAAGCTGGCCGGGAACAGTATCGTAAAGGCTCCGATGATGGGGATATTCAGGAATATGTTGAAATACGGACTATGCGAATAGGTTTGGTTGACATAGACGGGCATCATTTCCCGAATCTCGCGCTGATGAAAATATCGGCGTGGCATAAGGCGCAGGGCGACCGAGTGGAGTTCGCAGACCCGATGTTCGGGTGCTACGACCGGGTTTACATGTCGAAGGTCTTCACCTTCACGGCCGATTGTCCGGACATCTACCATTGCGAGGTAATCCGGGGCGGAACGGGATTCCGGGACTATGCGACGGTGCTGCCGGAAGAGGTGGAACACATCTGCCCGGATTACTCGCTCTATGGCGTCAGGGAAGCCTATGGTTTCCTGACCCGTGGTTGCCCGAACCGCTGCCCGTGGTGCATCGTTTCGCACAAGGAGGGAGCCATCCGACCGGCATCCCCGCTCCGGGAGTTCCTCGGCGACAAGCGTCAGGCCGTGTTGCTCGACAACAACGTGCTGGCGTCGGAGTTCGGATTGGAACAGATCGAGGAGATTGTCCGCATGGGGATCGCAGTCGATTTCAATCAAGGGCTGGATGCCCGGAGGGCGTGCGATGATCTCTACATCCTCGACCTGCTGGCACGGGTGAAATGGATTCGGCATATTCGGTTCGCCTGCGACCGTATGTCCCAACTGGAGGCGGTTACAAAGTGTGTCAAAGAGTTGGGGCGCCGAGGCATCAAGCCATATCGCATTTTCGTCTACTGTCTGATTCAAGATGTCGATGAATCATTGGAGCGGATCAACGCCCTACGCAAGCTGAAAGTCTGCCCGTTTGCCCAGCCTTACCGGGATTTCGATAATAACATCAAACCGACGAATGAGCAGAAACGATTGGCTCGTTGGTGCAATCACAAGGCTATTTTTAAGAGTGTTGAATTTAAAAATTACAAGAGATGAAAGATCAGGTAACAAGCATTGAGCAGCCGTTGCGTCTCGTGGATGGCAAGTTTATGCTCGGGGATATAAAACCTGAAATCGGCAATCCCAAACAAATCGCGCTTTTGCAGAAGATCGAGCGCGAACGTACACAACGGGAAAAGGATGCCAATGATGGCCGGTTGGATGTCCACATTCATGTGGAAGATATTAAGTATAAAGTCGTCTGTGAGTTCAGGTGCATTTGCGGAAATGATATTCAGGCGAGGGGCATTAATTATACTGACGTTTGGGAAGATTTGGAATGCCCGGTTTATGAGGATGGGCCAATCATCTGCGATAAATGCTACCGGGAGTATGAGATTGATGGTTTACATGCAAAGTTGATTAAACGATGAAAACACGCCTACTGAAACGACTGCGGGAAGAGGCTCGTATGCACTATTCACCTATGTTTTTGCGCGAGTTTGCATTGTCGCTTGGGTGGAGCTATACACAAGCCAACAAATATATCCGCACAAAACAAAGAATCTATATTCTCCGCCGCGTTGCGGAGCTAAAAGGAAATAGAAAATGAATACAAATGTAATGTTTTCAAGTGCAACAGATTTGTGGGCTACTCCACAGGACTTCTTCGACAAACTCAATGCGGAGTTTCATTTTACTCTTGACCCCTGCGCGTGTCCGGATAATGCGAAGTGCGCGAAGTTTTACACAAAACACGATGATGGGTTATTGCAGAATTGGGCCGGTGAAATTGTTTTTTGTAACCCGCCTTATGGAAGGAGTATTTGTGACTGGGTAAAAAAGTGCTATGAAGAATCGCGCAAGCCAGGAACAATCGTAGTCGCCCTTATTCCGGCCCGAACGGATACATGTTATTTTCACGAGTTTATTTATCGTAAAGCGAAAGAGATTCGATTTATTCGAGGACGGTTAAAGTTTGGCGGAGCGAAGAATAGCGCACCGTTCCCAAGCATGGTTGTAGTATTCTGATTTATGAGGTTAAAAGGAAAGAGAAAATGAAAATCAACAGGCAAATAAACGAATGTTATTGCGCCAACTGCCGAAAGTACGAAGAATGCCGAGCCAAAGGAGTATTCGACGAAGATCCGGGCTTCGACTTCTGCGTGAACTATGAGGATGTGAGCTATCCCGATGACGATAACGATGAAAACGATTGAGCCATGAAAAGCGAAAATGCAAAGGAATACATTACACATGCCACGTGTACGGCACAAGAGTATGCTGAAAGATTCGGAGGGCGCGAGTTGGTCGTGTCAAGATGGGATGTGTCTACCGCTATCGAACTTGCCGAGCAGGATGCCGAGATGCGAATGCGTGAGAAAGCGATTAAAGCGTATTGCAGCGAATGTGCATGCTATGAAACGGGGGCCTGCGCATTAGACCCCGACAAATGTGCGACAAAACTACTTTTTGTCCAAAACATGACCGAGGAATGAAAAACTTTTTGATTGATGGTATTTGGCAAGGACCGCCGAATGGGTTCGACGTTAGAGAATGGCTCAATGAGGTTGTCGCCTATTCGGGTCTTGACGAATACCTTCAACCTACTGGAGTTATTCGTCGGTTTCAGAAGATAGAGCGAGTGCGCCGCAATGGCCGAGGCCGGGGCAAGACCGTCGAGGCTATTGCCGCGGAGATCAACAGGACAAACAATCTAAAACGACAAGAATAGGATGAAATTCACCCCCCCGTGCTTTGTCCGCGTCGAGGATGCGGAGAAGCGGAAAGAACTGGCTGTGTGGCTGTCGAGTATAGGCCGGTATGTATCTCCTGCCGTCACATCAAGCGATTATCATAAAGACTGGGTAATAGTTACGGAACCTTACGATCCTGATTTGGATGGTTATGTTGGTATTTGGGCTAAGACACCCAAATCACCAGCATTTATTGACTGTGGCGAAAACATCGATCTGTTCAAGGCGCTGGCGGCGATGAACGATGAGAACGATTTGAACCAATGGTATGTCTGTGACGTTCCGTATTGGTGCGATCTTAGACAGGGAGATTGGGTGATCAAACGTGACACGATGGACCATACGACATTTTTTCCGAGTGTTTTTCACAAGGCCACGGTCGAGGAGATCATCGAACATTTTAAGGAGAAATAGCTATGCAGAAAATCATGTTTAACGACCGCTACGGCTTGACGCAGGCGGTGATCGAGGGCCGAAAGACTATGACGAGGCGGCTGATTCCTGATGAATTTTTCGGCCTTACGTGGGACACGAGGGGCAACACCTTGGTTTATGAAAACGAATACGGGGATTTTATTGATGTCAGGCTCTCGAAGTATACCCGCTACAAGGTCGGCGAGATCGTTTCCGTGGCGCAAAATTACAGTTCATTCTACAATATTTTAGACAATACGAGGCCAATTCCAGAAGGTGCTGGATGGGACAATAAAATGTTTGTCAGAGCAGATTTGATGCCTCACCGAATCCGCATCACCGGAATCAAGTGCGAGCGGTTGCAGGATATTCAGGATGCCGATTGCCTGAAGGAGGGCGTCAGGTATATTCCCAAAATCAACAAGTTTTATTTCGAGGATGTGCACCGGGAAGAAGGGTTTTATTTTGACAATCATCGTGAGGCTTTCGCCGCGCTGATCGACAAGGTTTCCGGTCGCGGAACGTGGGCATCGAATCCGTGGGTCGTGGTGTACGAATTCGAACTTGTAAAATAGCAATGAGATGGCTTACTATATTACAGAACCTTTAGCTGGCAGCAACGATATAGTTGTGTCGGTTTATAAGAATACGGGAGAATATGTCGGGAATATCATTGTTGACAGATGGAAATGGAGGATGTCGTCCGATGATGACAGAGATAACGTTATTCGAAAGTGTTTCGGCGATAAAAAGTGGATTTGGTGAAATAGCGAGATTCTCGCAAAATCTCGCAAAACTGAAATAAATATGATAACGAAAGAGCAATATTGCGCCGCCAAAAAGATCGTCGAAATATACGAGGATCAGGTGTATGCTGAAAATTTGGAGCAGGTCAAAAAAGATTTTCCGATTGGTAGCCTTGTGGAATCAAAATCGGGATGGACCCACGGAACTGTTTGGGGATATGGCCGCGTGGGTTGCGATGCGACGCTCAAAGTTGATACAGGCTACCATCGAGCCGGCCGTTTTCTTGCCAAGTATGCGAAAAAACTTTAAACAGTTTGAAAGACTTTAAAGAACTTGAAACATGGGAACGCTTGAGAAAGCCCGGGAGTATGCCCGGAATGGAATGTCGCTGTACATGGACACAAGCGACGAACAGGATATTTACTGCGAGGATTTGATACAGGCATATCTTGCTGGGGCAAAATCCGAGCGTGAGGAGTTGACCCGTTGGCATGACCCGAAAGAGGAGTTGCCGCCTATTGAAAAGGTTGTGTTAGTAAAACTCAACTTCGGAAGAGGTTATGCGTTAGCAGACCGGGGTGACGAGGGGTGGTGGTACGCCGATTCCGAAGAATGGGAAATATCGGATGAGCAAGTCATCGGCTGGCGCGAGATTCACGAATAGAGCTATGGATATTCTAACTCCACATGACGGCCTCACGAACGAGAAGATTTGCAAGGCGCAGATCGAAGCCGTCGAGAAGAAACAGAACGAATACAAACTGATCGGTCGTTTGACGAAGGTCCCCGGTCACACCCTTTACAAGTTCAATGCGACTACGCGAGAGGCTTCGAAAGCCGAAATGCGAACCGAGATAACACGCCAATACGATCCTGATACGGATACGGTTATCCGCCATGTCAAATCGGACGTGAAGGTCGAAAAGGACTGCTACTACGAACAGGCGTTGAACATGAAGAACTTCATCAAGCGCCTGCGCCGCCAGGGAATCATCGGGGCGGACGAGAATGTGAAAATCGTAAAATGAGATCGTTATGAGAGAAATTAAATTCCGAGGCAAGCGCCTCGACAACGGGGAGTGGATATACGGTTCGTTATTGGTTAGTCATTTCAAAGACGATAAAAAAGAACGATATTTCATCACTCAATTTTCCGGTAATTATACTTTCGAACATGAGGTTGATCCCAACACCGTCGGCCAGTTCACGGGGTTGAGAGACAAGAACGGCAGGGATATTTGGGAGGGGGATATATTCAAAGAAGACGGTAGCGGAATTGTGCGGTCAGTCTTCCGAGTGCCCGGCGGCCTTGCTTTCGAGGATAATCCTGTGTCGTTCGGCTATGACCATAGAGCGCCAGTATATCCGTATTCTTCCATTGCTGAAATGCAAAGCGTATCATGGTTATCGCAATGTTGCGAAGTCATCGGCAACATCCACGACGATCCGGAACTACTTAAAACTGAATAAACCATGAAGAATTTCGATTTGGAGGCCGCCAAGCGAGGTGCGGCGGTGTGCACGAGGGGCGGGCTTCCCGTTGAATTTTCACACATCACAAATAGTGCCTACCTGCCTGTTAGGGTGCTTGTTTATGGCGACCCTAAAAAACTGTATTCCGAAATTGGTGCTTATCTTGAAAACGGACAAATGTACCCTGATATTGCAAGTGAGGACGACCTGATGATGCGCGACGATGACTATCTGGAGAAGCTGGAGCGGGGAGAGTATGACCATATTGCTGGCGCCCGCAAAATGGTCGGGACAGCTATTAAGCAAAACTTAAATACTGACCGCGAGTACTGGCGGCGGGTGTATGCCGGGCAGGCGATGCAAAGCGAAATATCCGGATGTTTGGCAGCCGGCAATGGTTTCGATGGCGACAAGGCTATTCCGGGAATCATTGCGAAAAGCTCCGTCATGATTGCCGACGCTCTGATTGAAGAACTGGAGAAAGATGAAAAAGTACTGTAAGTGCGGCGAGTGTGCTTTTCTGAAGAATGAAGGCATAGACGGCTACGGGCAATGTATCATTACCTGGAATATACGGCATTGCGGGGAAATGTGCAGTTTTCAGGACGACAAGCCGGACGAGGTTCAGGCTGTCCGCATTCTGCATCATTTTCAGAAATGGCGGCGGGGCGGCCGGGGAAAACAGCCGAACCCCACGATTATCGGAGATGCCATAGACCGGGCGATACGGACGTTGAGGCGGGAAATAAAAGATGTACCGAAATTTTGAATGGCAAAAGATATGAATTGTCGGAAAATGAAGATCTGATTTTGCGGAAATAAAAAAGAGGCAATCCCGAAAGATCACCCCTAACGCCGACAACGTAAAGGTAGTGATTAATTCGGGAAAACAATGGGTGAGCAGAAAGAAAAACGCAGGGGCGGCCAGCGGGACGATTCCGAGGTCTATATAAGCTATTCGAGGGGACAGTTGATGCAGCTTGTTGTGGACACGGAACGAAAGATCGGGGTCAAACACGACCACGATTTCAAATATCATTTCAAGAAACATAGGTCTTTGCCGCATTTGTGGCGGGCTTTCAAACGGATTTTACGGGGACACATTGACGGATGGCAGCAAGAGCTGCCTTTATTTTAATATAGGTATGGGAGCAATTACAAAGAATGAAATTCGCAAGTGGGTATTTGAGGCTACAGAGGACTGCTTTAAGCGCTTGATCGCCGCTCAATCTTACCACACGAACGAGCACCTGACAAAGGACCAGGCTCTCGCATTTCTTGATGGGCGTGGATATAAAACGACGATAAGCAAACTTTACAAATTGTCCGCCGCTGGAGAAATACCGTCTACCAAGATCAACGGCAAACTATCTTTTTTGAAGTCTGATTTGCAGGAATGGGTGGACCAGCAGATCGAGCATGATGTGTCGCGGGCGAATGCGGGAAAATTGTTAGCGGAAAGTGCGATGCGGAAAGAAAGTCGAGGGAACAGTTTGTAGAATCATTATCTCGTCGCCAGTCTTGGCTAGCGGCGGGATTTTTTTTGTGTCTATTTTTACAGATAGGCGCAAATTGTGTGAGCAACGGCAAAAAATTAGGAGTTGCAAACTATTGCAACCCCTTGATTTTTAATTGTGGAGAATACGAGATTCGAACTCGTGACCTCTTGCATGCCATGCA